CCAATGTCCGATGTATTCACCGATCTCTGATAGTGCTTGAACAATTGGTGCTGGTGATTCGCCGTCATCAAATTCACCGAACTCCCATCCAGTCTCTGGCGGAGTGTTTTCCACTGGAGATAGTATTCCGTTTGAGTATGTGCTGCTTCCCGAATTAGTGTCAGTATCAAGATACCACTGAGCGCCTGGACTTACCGTTGATGTATAAATGTGATACGAGGCAGTGACACCATCATCATCGTATTTGATGTAATGCGGCAACCCACCAATATCATCGGGGGATCGAACATACAGTCCATTTGCCTCTTCCGTCCCAGCTCCATACACATTGTAGCTGTCTTCTGTATAGTCCACATATCCACGAAGAACCGTCCGAGGCTCAAGAACCAAGAAGCGTTCCCACCACGGAGTCTCATCATACAGCATTGTAGCCGCCGAGTTAGCCAAGTAACCAACCCTAGCCAGATCCTTGTCGCTTAGGTCATGCCCAAGACGAGACTGAACTAAGCCAGTGAGTGCATCCCATGTTTTCGTGTTTTGTGCCATTATGCTAGTGCCGCATCAGCGTGCAGCTTTTTCATTAGATATGCGTCGTAGTCTGCGTTTCCGAGGTTACCATCAACTGCTTGGCACTCACCCTTCTGTCGCTCCATAATATATGCTGCCTGATTGACCACACCCTTCTTCTCTAAACCATTGTCCGCGAAATGCTTATAGAAATACTGCTTACAGCGTCGATTCTCATCTGGCCTGAGTTCTCCCATCATGCCTTGGAGGAGCTTGCGCTTTGTCTCCGTCGGTAGCTTGAATAGTTTAAAAATCTTAGTGCTTACTTCTCCGTCAACCATAATTTTATAAAAGTAAAGGGAGCGCGGGAATAGACCCACGCTCCCCTTATGTTAATTGTTAGGCGTTGGACTCGTCAGAGCACTTGATCTTGCCGAGACGATTTGGGCCTTGGCTCAATAGTGCGCCATAGCAATCACATGCGCCGACTGGGCCAGCACCGCGATCTTCATACTCCTCAGAACCTTCACCCCAGATTTCACCAAACTCAAGGTATGCAGGGTCGATGATGTATCCACGGTATTTCGTGGTAGTATCAGCAGCGACTGCAAGTTGAGGATTGGCGTTGATGATCTTGACCTGACCGAAATCAGAGTCATACATTTCAACGTTGTATGGGATGACGGCAGTGCCGTTCATGTTGTAGTCAACCTGCGATGCAGTTCCCGCTGTGCGAGTCATGTTGGCTACGATGTTGGAGCGCAGACCACTAAATGCAAGCAAGTGGAGGTCGAGGTATTCGCCACCTTCACCGAACATAGATGCAAGCTGTGCATTCAATGCGGCATCATCGTAGTTGGCAATTGTGCCACCATAGATGGAAGCGGTTTTCGCTTGATAAGCTGCTGCGAAGTTGGTATTACCATTGGTAATCATACTACCCAGTCCTTCAGTTACGCCGCCAGTAGTGCCAGGGACATCTGTAGTCTGATCTTGGTCGCCATAGAAGGTATACTCCTTGTTGCGAATGAGCTGCTTAAGAGCTTTCTCCTTAGCATTCTCCTTGTCCACAGAAACCGCAGAGCTGTGTGCTTGCTGCTCGCGTGTGACGTTCCATGTTTGAACCCAGCGTTGTGCCTGTCCAGTATAGTCGCCAACCGCAGCGAACTGATCGCCGCCAGCATCTGTGCTAGTTTGCTCGATGTGACCGACATCCGAAGGTGCCGCGAGAGTGTCCATGAGAACGCGAGGGTTCTTGTTAGTAATGCTCCGAGTAGGAAGCAGTCCAACCAAGGGAGCTTGGGTAGCTGCGTGTAGCAAAGCAGTTTGCTTCAAGTCTTCGCGATTAGTGCTAAGAGTTGAAGGATCTGCATTTGTTGATGTGTCGTTATTTCCTAGTGCCATAATTTTTTACTTTCCTTTTCTGATTAATGCTCGCTTCTGACGGTCGGCTTTAATGCGATCCGCTAGGGATGCCTTTGTTTTGCCTTTAGATATGTCGTCGAGCTTCTGAATTTTTGATACGATAGATTTAGGTGATGTGTTGCTTCCCTTTGGTAGAGAGGCAGAACCATTTTGCGCTTTAGGAGTTTTCCGAGTCTTAGGCTTGCGATCCGCAACGGCGGCTTTAGCGAAAAGATCGAACAACTTTTTTGCGTATTCTGGTTTGACAGACTTTACTACTGCGAAGCTAGGATCTGCTATGAACGCTTCAAAGGCAGTTGCCTCAGCCTCATCCATGTTGAGAGTTTGCTTCAGGGTTTCGATTTCGGTGTCTTCATCATCAAACAAGTGTTGCACCTTCTTGATCTCTGTCTTACGCTCTTTCAACTTCAAGATACTATCTTTCTGTTGCTTGACCCACTCTTTGAGTGCTTCGCGTGAAACAAAAGCTCCATTCACCATAATACCGCGTTCGTCCCTTTCGGTCTTCTCGTTGTATTGCTCTACAGAGTCATATGTCATCTGATCTCTGTATGTCTCGATATTGTCCTCTACCGCTGTGATGGTTGAATCAACCTCCTCTGTGGTGTGAACGCTACCGAACGGGGAATCTGCCGTTGCCGTAACTGCGGTGGTCGCCTTAATCTGCTCATTCTTGGCTTCTAGCTCTTGCTTCAACTCTCGTATCTGCTTGCGCTGTTTGCCGAATGCTGCACCAGTGGCCTCCTTCAGTTCGGTTAGGTGAACTTCCTTGTCTTCTTCTGAGAGAGCATTGAAATACTCCTTTGAAAGAACGGTTGGCTTTTCCTCTTTATCGTCATCCACCTCAACGTCTTCATCTTCCTCTTCGGAGTCTTCGATTACATCATCGGATGCATCATCTTCCTCTTCGGCTTCTGGAGAATCGCCAGCACTTAATGCCTCTAGCTTTTCGTCTCGTTCTTTTTGGATGTCGGCAAGTGTTGGTAATGCCGTAGTCTCTACTTCCTGAGTTGCTTCTTCGGCGTCAGGGCTTGCCGCTTCGTTTTGGTCTGTCATAATTAATCTACCGTGTTACGGAACGGCGCGTCCTTAATGAAAATATATCATGCTACGCCAAATGCGTGTAGCAAAATGCTACAGTTTTACGTGTTTAGGCCAAGAGACAGAATCTCGTCCGTAATATACATAGCTGCGGCAGCACACTTCATGTCGTAGTTCTCTGAGCCTTGCGCCCACGCCGACTGAAGGAGGTTGTCACGCTGCCCCTCAAAGTATTGGTGCAAGCCCACGGCGAAGTCCTTATTAGCCTTAAGGAAGTCTATGACCTCACCGATGGACTTAGGCTGTAGAGGGACAATTGCCCCTGCTGCTGATGCAACGACCTTCTTGGTTGCTCGTTTCTTGGCTGTCTTCTTAACTGGCATCCTGGACTCCTTGTGTTGTGACTGCTCCCATTTGGGCTGCACGACCACCTAGAGGGCCATATTCAGTCTTGTTAATCTCTTGGTCTACGATTTGCTGGAGTTGCTTAACATACTCACTGACAAGGAATTGGAACTGCTGCGACTGAATGAACAGCGTAGGAATGCCCTCCTTCTCATACTGAGCCTGTGTCTGCACATACTGCTCAACGATCTTGATACGCGCTTCTGCGGCATCCTCGCGAGCACCAGCGGGGATACCAGCACTCATGCGCTGAATATCGTCTAGTGTCTCATCTGTGATGCGTGCTGAACCCTCTGCCTCTGGCAATAGGATCATTTCACCGAGCATAGGATCAACAGAATTCAATAGATACTCCGCCATCTTGTCGCTGCTCACAGTGTTCGGGGAGAGCTGCTTTGCCTTCTCCATGACTAGGGCTTGCTTCTCTAGCTGTTCTGGCTCGTATGCTGTGCTATTGAAGCTCACACTCAAGTCCATCTCCGTCTCCTCGTCATTCTTGACGAAGGTAGTTCCCTCTGTGTTGCCAGTTACGCGGAAGTAAAGCTCGTCTGGCCCTTCTAGCTTGTATGTCTCGTAGGCCATTGCTAGGCACTTCTGGACGTGGCGGCGAAGGAAGGAGTCAACTACGTGGCGTTGACGAACATCAGATAGAGGGTCTTCTGCGTGCTGACCAATCTGCTGCATAGCTTGGTCGTTCACAATTGCCTCTAGGCTAATGTTTGGCTGGAAGTCTTGTGGCTTATCAACCCATTCTGGCTTGCGATTTGCAGGGCCATTCATTCTAGCACCTGGCCCTACTTGGCTCAGATCAACGCCTGGCCCACCATAGAGCATAGGAGAAGCGCCCCATTGGGCTTCGTCGATGTAGTTGTCTAGGATGGTCTTAGAGGTCTTCTGTGGGGCTTTGAGTAGCTCAGGCCATGTAGTAGACTCGTAGAGTGTCTTAGACTCGTATGTGAGCGGTGTGGCTACGATAGGATACTTTGTGCGCCCCGACTGTAGCTTGCGGTAGGCGTGCTTTGTAGTTCCATCAGCACCCGCCATCTTAGGCGACCATACAGTAAGGTAGATGCCCTCTGCTCCGTCCTCCTTGTCGATTAAACGCTCATAGGTGAATAAGACCTCAATGAAGTCGCGAGCATCTGAGCTAGTGCGGTTCCCTCTGTTACGTCCAGAGATTTCGTAGCTTGCTGTGCCTTGCGGAGAGTTGAAATCGCTCTCAGACATGCCCGTGTGGTTCTCGATCATGTAGTCAACCCAATCCGAGTCCCAGTCCTTGGTTTCTCGATAATTGATTAGATCCTGTCCAGTGAGAAGCATTCGGATGTGGACGCGCGGTGACTCCTGCACGTTCATTACGTATGCTGGCAGAATTACATCTGCATCAGAAGGAAGGGTTCGCATGTCGAAAGACCCTACATCCTCACGGACAAGTGGGATATCTGCCGCTCCATCCTTGCGGAGTTGCTTGAGGGCTTTCTTTAGCCGCTTCTCATTTACAATCCACCCCTCAACCTCATTGAACATTTCCAACAGTTCTTCTATTCGGTCTTCGTCGGCAAGTAGATCCAGCAACTCCTGTGCTTGCATCTTCTCAACATCAGGCAGCTCTGGGATTGATTTAGCAATCTCCTCAAAGTCAAAGGTCTTGGTGACGCTTTGGTTCTTCTTCTGCCACCCGCAATAGGTGATAGCAATGCCCTTCTCAAACCAGTAGGAGGCAGCTAGTTCCATTTCTCGATCAAAGTTTGAGATGCCGCTGTCTCGCATCCACTTGAGCATGACGCTGACCTGTGCCGCTCGCTCTGTGTCTGTTGCCTCGCGGGGGTATGCCCGAATCTGGCTACGGTTCATACCATTCACGCAAAGAGCTACCCCGTTCTGGATAGCTCGATCTGTCGTAAACACCTCAGTATCAGAGGCATACTTATACGGGAAAGCATCATCGTTATGCTTCTTTAGGTCATCAGACTTGTTCGCCCAGTTGTTGCGGCGAATGTCGCGGTTCTCATTGCAAATCTCAAAGTGAAACTCAAGGTCACTTACGTCCTTGTCGTAGATGTCTTTGAACTTGTTGAAGTCAAAGTCGTCGATTATGTAAATGTCCTGCTGTCCGTTCTGGTTTTGATCTTGTGCCATATTAGTTTACAAATGGTGAATCTGGGTTCCTTAGTGTATATGCGACTCTGAACTTGCACTTAGCTAAACGCAGCGACTCTCGATGAAGGCCAAAGAGATCCAAAAGCTCCTCATCATTCTCAAATTCAAGGCGAATACCGCTCAGTTCAGAACGTATCTCCTCCATTGTATACCAATACGCCAAATGTTCCTGTATGTGGTTGGGGCTTATCGTGATAGGTTCGGTGTCCATTTGTAGAAATACTTTCCATCCTGTGAACCTCGCTCTACGAGGATTCGGGCTTTAGGTTGAGAAAGCTGGGCTTTGCGGTTCTTTGGAACACTGACCATTACTTTCTGCTTGCGCTCGCGATCAAAGGCCAACATCCAACGTGGATTGGCTACTGGTTGCCTGATCGCCTCTACATAAACTACGTCTGGAGAAGCTGTCTCAATGACATCCATCTCATGTCCATAGTGCTTGAGGATTTTGGCGATTCCAGACGGCTTGATCTCGTTGTCGTCTAAGTCGGAATCGGTGCATACCTCCTTCTTGACCCTACCAACCTGCATAGGGGTCTTTCCTAGTTCTTTGGCTAATTCGCCACATGTCATATTACTCATAAATTAGTATCCCTTCCCTTGCCGTGTCATTTTCATTGATCCTGCACTGATGTAGCTTAGTCCGTAGCCCTCGTCATGCGTTGCTGCGTATCTAGGAAGGTCGATGAAGTCCTTGAGAGGCTCATCCTTCTTCCCGTTCTGGCAGTAGTTCATAAAGCTGAAGATTGAATTTCCGCAAGCCCTTGACATTCTGAAGGTTGGGGAATTTGTGTATTTGTCAAAAGGTTGCTTAGTATCGTAGCTCAACCACTCCTGGATGCGGGGAATACCGACATCCTCAGTAGCCCCGAAACTCGCAACTGTATCTATACCAATGTCATACAACTCGTCCTGCAATGTGCGCTCTCCGTCGTCTGCGGTCTGCTTAGGGCTGTGTGCGAAGCGAACGTCAATGATGCGCTCAAAGATTGGGATGCGGTCTTCTATCTTCGTCCACTCGATCTTGAGGGCTGAGAGAGACATACCGCCACAATCCTCTGCTGCAATGCCCTTCTTCCATGTTACATCATCATCTGAGCGAACCGTAGACTTGCCTTCAACTGCCCATTCCCCGTAGGTGTCACGGTCAGGCCACTCTGCCCACTGCCGAACGTCGCCCTTAGAGTTTACTCCATACCACGCACATGCCCAAGACTTCTTGCCCGCTGGGTCAATGACTTGGTAGTTCGTCCATTCGCTATTCGCGAAGTCAATATTCTCCTCTGCTGGGTCGTAGATGTGCGCAACTTGGTCAAATGTCCCAAACATTGCTGTGAGAGACTTGGTTGGGTAGCCGTATAGAACCTTCTTGATTTCCTCTACAGAGGCATTAGCGTGATTACGGGCAAGGCGCTTCCAATTAGAGAACGGGTTTCGCTCAGAGTGGTAGTAGACTATTGCCATGTTATCACGTCCAGAAGGCTCTTGCACATAAGGCATGAGTTCTCCATCCAATAATGACGCGGGGAGGCTCTCGACGGTCTTAGCGCCGTCTAGCATGCTTCCTACGGTGGGAGTGTAACCACGCAGTGGCGTGAATGTAACTAGAATCTTAGCGTCGAAGTCACCGCAACGAGAGCGTAGACGTTTGAGCAATGTTTCATCTCCGAGATACTCATCACACCACGTGCCTAGATTGATAAACTTGCAGTCTCGGATGGGAGCACCTAGCTTAGCACCCTCGATTACGGAGTCATCGTTCTGGAACTGTGTGTAGAATTTGAAATAGCAGACAGAGCCATTAGGCAGAATAAACTTGTTGCCAGTGAATCCTGTAGCCTTTGAATAGTTGATCTTCGCTACGTCGCCCTTCTGCTTCTTCTTATATTCCTGCGGCATCATTTCCCACAGATACGGTTGCTGGCGCTCTACAGACGCATCCTCATTCTGTGACCAGCAGATAATCTCAGTGTTCGGGTTCTCTAGGAGGGCTTGCATGACCATCCACGCTGCTGACCTCGATTTTCCTGACCTGTTGCCACCCAGCACCCATACTTCGTCTATAACGTCCTTCCAGAGCAGCTCACGCACCTTGAATTGCTGTGGGAGAACGAAGCTATTGTAGACAGGATCTACGATAGAAGCTTCGATGCGGTCATTGTGCAACTGAATGCTCTGAAGGTAGGCTTCAGTGTCATTCTCAACCATCCATAGCTGATCCTCTAGGCTCGGAGGCTTAAGAATGGCGTGCTCTTTGTATTCTAGTTCCATTAGTCTATCTCAATTACTTCAGCTTCCTTAGCCTTTTCAATCTTAGCCTTGGCAATCTTAGCCTTTAGCTCATCTGCCTTGTTCTCATACTCTGCTTGGCTAACTACATGCTCAACGACGTGCCTCTGAATGTTGTTGCCCGTCAACTTTGAATGAATGTCGTTAAACGCCTGCAACTGCTTACCATGCTTAAACAGCACATCCTGATCTACTACAAAGCCCTCCTTCTCCACCTCTTCGCTGAACTTCTCCTGCAACTGGCGGTGAGTGTCTAGCCCTTGAAACATCACAGATGCAACCTCAGAACCCCATGCATTGCGGATAGCCTCACACTCTGGGTCTGACATCAGCTCTGTCTTTGTGTCGTAATAGAAGTTTCTGGTTATTTTGTTCTTCTTGAGGAACGTAGTGACTTCACTAGGCTGCTGAATGATGTGCTGCGCCGTGAGCGCCCAATGTTTCGGCTTGCGGTGACACCATCCACGATGGTTTGGATTAGCCTCCTGAGCAGCCTTGAGTGCCTTGGTGATGTAGTCCTGCGTCTCTAGTTGTAGTTCACTACTCATATTCTGATTCACCCTCCCCTTCGTCGCTCCATGACCAATCCTGCCCCATACCAATCTCTCCGCTCATATCCTCTATGCTGTCCTTCATTAGCATACGTCCAATGCGCCAATTTGAGTAGTCGTAGTGAAGTTCTCCATCTTCCGCAGATAGAACAGAAATAGCATAGTGAGGGAAGTTATCCCCCAAGAATGATAGGGCATGGCTAAGTAGCTTGTCTTCTTCGTCAGATAGCATTACTTCTTCTCTCCGTAGATGATTCTAGTGCGAATACCAGGAGGTAGCTCGCTCTTTGGGACTTCTCGCTTCACCGTAGGCTTACGAGTGTCTTCTGTGATTGCATCGAAGTTCTTGCGG